CCTCCAGGTTCACACCTGTCGGATTGGTCGCGGGACAGCAACCCCGCGGCTTCTTTATTGGAGATCTTGCCACGAAAATGTAAGGAGTCACCATGCCACTTTGCCCTTTGGAAGAACGCGTAAGAGATTACGAGTTCTCTCCCATACCCACGAAAAATGGATATGTCAACACGACAGCTTTTACGCTGGATGTGGGGGCACCGATGTCACCTGCTGCGATATTAGGGTCTCCCCTATTTCGCAATCAGACGACACTTTATGGCTCTGGTTCCAAACAGATTCGTGATTGGGTTATACCCAAGTCTGAGCGCAAAACTTGTTGGAAGAAACTTAAAAACCCTTATAGAGGGTATAAAGATATTCTCTCAACGACGGAAACTACTACAATATCAACACCCGGTTTGTCATATTTGGCATACTGGATTCGTGTTGAAAGTAATAAGGACCGCTGGTTTTGCTGGGCGTACGAGAATAGGATAGGTTCATCTAGTTCTGTTACCAGAAATAGATTACTGAAACCCTTAAACGAGTTTACTCGTCCTCTCGAACAGACGGTCACTAGCAACGATATTCGTGCTGGATTTGCCCGCCTCGTACCTTCGGCAGAGAATTTGTTTGATGGCGTAAGCCTCGCAAATTTTCTGTTCGAGCTCAAAGATCTTAAAAGCCTTTTGTCTCTTTTGCGGGTCCCTTCGGACCTCAAAGAGGCTACTGCTGATAAGTTTGTTGGTACAAATTTCGGTGCTCTCCCTTTTATAGGAGATATTCAGAAGATTGTAAAATCTCTTGACACCGTAGATGCGTACTTAAAGAAATGGAATGAGATGGCTGCTAAGGAGCAGATCATGGACTTCCATACCACGCTCTGGAACTTCTCCGGAACCGATCAAAAATCGGCTACGGCAAGTGACGCAGGGTATTTCGATACACAGATAGAATGGCGTCAAGTGGTCGCAAATGTAGCTAAGCTGCATTTGTATTTAAAACCACTGCCAATCCCCGAGTCTGAATTCTTGCGAATTAAGGCTCGGAACTTCGGTCTTGATAAACCGTTGTCTGTGATCTGGGAGGCGATACCGTTCTCATGGCTCGTTGATTATTTCCTCAAAATAGGAAACTTCATAGAGTCTTTTGAGACGTCATCATCCCTCTTCAGATTCGAAATTGTCGACGCTGGTCATAGCACTCTTCTTAAAGAAGAATGTTACTCCATCGTGACAGGCTCTCTGAAAACGACTTTGCAGTCGAAACCGAGAGTCACGTGGTTATATAATCCCCCTGTCGTGTGGCAGGAGAGATCCACATATACTCGTACACAAATTCCTGTTCCGTCCGCTGGTGATTTTATTGCCACGGGCCCGGATTGGCGTATTGAAACGAGTTTCGCTTCGCCGCACCAAGCAGCTTTAGCTCTTGCGGTCGGATGGGGTATGAAATGAAAGATCATATCCTCATATTCACGATATTCGTTATCGAATTATCGTTCATCTACTTACTTATAAAAGTATTGTAGCACAAACAGCAAGGAGCCTTCCATGGCAATGTCATCAGACTTGACGTTGGGTACTGTTACTTACAGTTCCACAGTCATTAAATCAAATAGCACTTTACGTGCTAACGCAGCTAGACCAATCGAGGATCCTGAAGTTCTTACAATCTCACATGAGATTGCGAAGAACGGTAAGGTATCATCAGTAATTCTTATTGATGATAATGAAGCGTTACCATGTACTACTACATGTAACACTCCAACAACTTCGAATGTTCGAGCTATGTTCAAGCTCCAGTATAACCCACTTGATGGGCGTGCTGGGCTTGTGACATCTATCACTTATGTTATCAATCAGCTGCAACTTGCACTGAATGATGCTACAGTGATGGCGAAATTTGTAAATAAAGAGCACTAATGCTCTTTATTGACGCTCTGCTGATTGGGTATGATCCCATCTTGCAGAGTTGGTCTTTAATGATGATAACGTCCTGTCAATTGGCTTGACATGGTATAAGAGCTCCGGAAGGAACTTCTTATGAACACCTTGAAAAGCCTATCCCTCGTTTGGAGGGAGATTGCGGACGGCTTTAAGACCGACCCCAAATCCATCGCCACCTTCGAAAGAAGGGTCAATGGCGCTGGTCTTCCTTTTTTAACTATCGAACTACCGAGTCTTGGTAAAGACCTTGATAGGGCGTTAGACTGTGGATATTTTCAAATCACAGGCAGGTTTAAAACTCGCCGTGATTCGAATCTTCCTGTTTTCCTCTATGAGCACTTTGTGAAAGTGTTCTATGAGGACGGGTGGATTCGCGAAAATCCCACAGGTATTAAGGAATTGCGTCAGCTGACGCTGATGTTTTATAAGTTTAGTGTTCCTTTTACTCCTTCACAGGAGCTAGAAGCCACTAAAAAGTTTATAGCCACTGATGCGCTCGTTAAAACAAGTGCATGGCATTGGACTCTTCCCATAGTACGAAAGTACTTTGAGAGCTTATTTCCTGACAATCCTATGGATATCAGGCCACATCATGCGTCCGGACAAACTTCGGATCGCACGTCTAATTCTGAAAAAAGGAGCAAGAGAGTTTTTATACCCTCTCTACACCATTACTATAGCTTTAGCTATATGTTTAATTCAGAAAACCACTATCATTTGTGGCGCGAGCATAGCTCGCTAGACGTTCATGAACCAAAATCTAGACTTGCTTTTGTACCAAAGGACAGTCGTGGACCGCGTAGCATATGTATGGAGCACCATCTGAAAATGTTTTTTCAGAAAGGTCTCCAAGCTAAGCTGTACGAGTACACAGAAACTTATAGCCCTGCAAAGGGTTTTATAAATTTTACTGATCAAACGGTCAATCGCATGCTAGCTCAGAAGGCGTCTCTTGATTGTAGTCTCGCGACTATTGATCTTAAGGACGCCTCTGATCTTGTTTCATGGCCTCTCATTCAGTCTCTTACCAGAGATTTGCCTGAGTGGGCTGCCGCATTAGAAGCGACACGATCCTCAGTTGTCGAAACGTCGCTCGGCGATATTCCTTTGAATAAGTTTGCTCCAATGGGTTCAGCTTTATGCTTCCCCATAGAGGCCTTCGTATTCTGGAGTATTTGTCGAACGATAACTGACAAAGTCTGGGTATACGGCGACGATCTTATCGTGCCTCAACAGTATGTTGGAGCAGTGATGGATCGACTCGAACAGTATGGATTGATGGTTAATCGCGATAAGTCCCTTTATAAGGGTTACTTTCGCGAATCATGCGGTGGTGAATACTACCGCGGATCCGATATATCCATAGTTCGACTAAAGTCGTTAGGAACGATTAACTATGTAGCCTTCTGCAATAACTTTGCAGAGGCATACAATAGCCAAGTTGCGGATAAGATGATAAGTCATTTCGAGCATTGCTCGGGACAAATCATCGCCCGCGCACCTATTTCAGAACGCACTGCTCGGCGAGGCCTCGTGTATTACACGGACCACACCGCTTGTACAGATGTCTTTTTTAGAAGACGCTGGAACAAAGATTTGCAGCGCTATGAGATTAAGGTACCAACAGTAGTTGATCGTGCTCAAGTTGACGGGAATCTTCGTGATGAAGACCGGCTTTTTGATTGGTTCACGCAGAAATGCGTTGATACCAGTCCTGCCGAGTCTGCATTCCACAGATCCGTTAACGAGCCGACTGGCACCCTTATGGGGTACAATAGGCTCGCGAGTCTTTTTGAGACACGTTCTCAAAATAGCCTTTGGTCACGAAATACCAAAAACAAATTTCGATGGGTTCCACAATGGAACTCGCCAACTAGATCGGTCTAATAAAATGGACCGGACTTAATTAGGCGAAGGACAGCCAAGCG